CCTTAAAGAACAAAGATTACAAGAATTAACTAACATTGCTCCAACAGTATCAGTCAAAATGGATATGGAGTGGTTAGGTGCAACAACAAACACTGCAGATTTTCAAATCCGATTAACAAGCACGGGTACAACAGCAGTTAAACTAAATGCTTTAATTATTCGTGGAGTTCATTCTCCAAAGATAACAACAGGAACAATAACCTGGAAAGCATTAAATGACAACACACTCCCAGGATGGTTAGGCTGGCCACAAAAAGGAACCACCAATTTACCATATATTTCAGGTGCAAGAAAATTAAATTTTTCCTCAGCAACAAATATCTTTACTAACGAAACAGCTCCTCTTATACCAACTGGCACAGGAGTTGTTGTTGGAACTTTTAGGGTTTCTACAACAACAACATGGAATCCAAATACCGATTTTGGTTTTGCATGGGAAATGACAACAGGTGGAGTTGTTGGTTATGTAAATTTTGAAACACAATCTTCAACTACATCACTACCAGTTGGTTTTATGCATTACGGACCAATAACAAATACAGCAATAGGTAAATGTTTAACAGTAACAGTACCAAGTGCACAAATATTAAATAAATAAAATAAAATAAAATGGCAAAGTACACAAAAGAACAAGTAGAAGCAGCAGTAAAATCAAAAGGATATGTTTGGTTTGAAGGAGCAAAAGATTATGACGTAAACATCGTAGGTGTTAGAAACGCAGCAACGGGTCAAACAGTAACAAACGCATTTGATGATGTTATTACAGTATCCTATAAAGTAGGAGGTGAATGGCAATACAAAGAATGGACAAATACAACTGACCCAGGTAAAAAAGGTGTTCAACAATTCCATAATGCAAAAGGAGTTGCACGTTTAGTAGAAGGTCAATATAGAGGATCACATATTATTAGACTACATCAAGGGAAATACGAAGCTTTAGGTCAAGCAAAAAACGTTAAAGTATATCGTGATGCTAATAAAGATTTAAAGTTTGATGAATTAAAAATTGATGAAGGTGTATTTGGAATTAATATTCACAAAGCAGGAGCCGATTCTACTTACGTAGAAAATTGGTCAGAAGGATGTCAAGTATTTAAAAGATCTAAAGATTTTGAAGAGTTTATGACAATTTGTCGTAAAGCAAGAGATATCCATGGTAATTCATTCACATATACTTTGATTGAATCAACAGATATTAAATAATTAAAAAAAAATTCAAATTAATAATAAGAGCTGCTTTTTGCAGCTTTTTTTATATAGTTATGTATATATATATGTCATATACTCCTATGAATTTTAAGGAATATGCGATTATATACAATATAAATGAGTTATAAACATATTTATATCCATGGATTTAAATAAAATATTTGGATTATTTAGTGATGAAGAACCTAAATCTTTAAAGGAAAAATCCCAATTAATAGATGATATATTAGATTTTAAGGAACATCCTTTATTTTGGGTAGGTATGTTTAAAAAACTTATTCAAAATCATAAATTATTTAATAAAGAAATTATTGGATTCTTCTCTATTTTAGATCAAGAATTGGATATTTATGATGTTGAACAAGCTGGTGAATTTGTAGTATACAATAAAGCTTTTTCCTGGATTAATAAGATCGATATTAATAATAAACTTCACCAAAGTTCTATTTTAAAATTTTCGGATGATACTTTTTTATCATATTTAAAAAGTTCAATTTTATATTTTGAAAAGTTTGAAGAGTATGAAAAATGTGCCCATCTAAAAAACATTCAAAACATTGTAGAGAAGTTTTTAAACTAAACTTGGAGCCCTAATTCTATATTATTATATTTAAAATACGGAGAAAAAGAAAAAATAAACAGATATGAAAAATAGAGAGATTATAATGAGAAGGTTAGAGAGAGCAGAGGGGGAGATAGGAAAGATTAATGTAATGTTAAATCGAGGTGGATCAAGAGAACAAGTAGAAGAATCATTAATTGTTCTTAGAGAATCTTTAGATGATGCTAAAGCGTTTATCCAACAAGAACCCTTAAGTGATGGAGAAATAAATAGGTTTTAATTTAAATAAATAGTTATGAATTTTACTGCTGAACAAATCCAAGGAAATTGGAATGAATTAATGAATTATATTGAAAAATATATTTCTGAACCTCGAAAAGAAAATCTTATCCAATTTTATAAAACATATGAAGACAGGATCATTTTAATGCCTGCGGCTCATAAAAAAGAATACCACAATTCATTCCCAGGAGGATATGTAGAACATGTTTTACGTGTTATCCGATGTGCCATTAAACAAGCTACATTATGGGAAGAAGAAGGTTGTGATATGTCTACTTTTACAATGGAGGAACTAGTATTTTCAGCTTTAAATCACGATTTAGGTAAAATGGGAAGTGAAAACGAAGAGTCCTATATACCCCAAACAGATAATTGGAGACGTGAAAAATTAGGAGAGGAATATATGTTTAATACTAAAGTTCCATTTGCTTCGGTCCCAGATAGAGGTTTATTTTTACTTCAATCACACGGTATCCCATACACATTTAATGAAATGATTGCTATCCAAACCCACGATGGTTTATATGATGAAGCAAATAAAAAATACCTTCTATCATTTATGCCAGAGCAAAAACCTAGAACATCTTTACCTTTTATCCTACATCAGGCCGATTTAATGGCAGCACGTATTGAATTTGAACGTGAATGGTTACCTAAATTAAATAATAGCGTGGATGGGTCAAAGAAAAAATTTATATTAGATTCAAATAAAAAATCATTCTCAAAACCCGCAGCTCAAACAAAAGCACTAGGTTCATTAAAAAATGAGAAACTTAAAAATTTATTAGACAACTTATGATAGTAGCAATAATAATTTTAGGTTTAATGGTTGTAATCTTAGGATATACAACCTTTAATCTCCTACGTAAAAACGAAAAACAAGAAGATATTCTAACAGGGTATATGTCCTATTTAAATAAAATCTCAGAAACAATAGAATCATCAGATAAAAAACTAAAGGAAGTTGATATCAAAGGAAGTTTTAAATCAGATGATGAAATAGGATTTTTCTTTCAACAAATTCAAAGTATTCAAACTATATTGAATTCTTTTATAATTAAAAATGTTGAAAAATAATGGAAGTCTTAGTTAAAAAAAAGAAAAAAGGAGTACAATATTTTACTAAAGAAACTGAGGATGCTATTATTCTTTATAATAGTACAACAGATCCTGAAATAAGAAGTAGACTTTATAATGATAAAATCCATTATGCTTTCTTTAAACTTACCGAAAATATTATCCATACTTTTAAATTTTATTATACAGAGGTAGATAATATTACAGATCTCCAACACGAAGTAATAACATTTTTATTATCCAAAATCCATTTATTTAAACCAGAAAAAGGAGCAAAAGCATTTTCTTATTTTGGAACAATTGCTAAACGTTATTTGATTTTATCAAATCAGAAAAACTACAAAAAACGTATTGATACTGCGCCTATTGAAATTTTAGAAGAATCAGAAAATCACTCTTATAATCTTGATGAATCTTCATATAATGAACGTTTATCCTCTTTTATTGATCTTTATATAGAGCATTGTACTCAAAACATATATATTTTATTCCCAAAAGAATATGACGCTCAAATAGCAGATGCAATTTTAGAATTATTTAGAAAAAGAGAAAATTTAGATATTTTTAATAAAAAAGCACTTTACATCTATATTCGAGAAATAATAGATGTTAAAACCCCAAAAATTACAAAAATAGCTAATCAGCTATATGATATTTTTAAACAAAATTATGTATTTTATTTAGAACAGGGATATACAAAGTTTTAGTTTTAATATTTATAATAAACTAAACAATATATTTATGTCACAATTTGATAACATAGTCTTTGGTAAAAAGAAATTTTCTGATCTTTTAGAAGAAATATACAATAATCAACAAAAAAAAGATAAACAGGTAACATCTCTTATAAATGAACTAAAACCCTTAATATCAGATATTGGGGATGCTACTTTAGTAGTTCCTTTAATTAAAGAATATATGGATATAAGTGTTAAGAATGATGACATCTTAATTAAAATGGCTGCACTTGCTCAACGAGCAATGCAAACACAAATGGCCGATGGTACCTTAACAATTACTGATGAAGAAAAAGATCAACTTTTATCAGCAATGAATGAATTGAAAGGAGATAAATAATGGCTTTAACCTATGGTTTATCGGCTCAAGAAGATCAAAATAGTAGTCATTTTGATAACCCCGGATATTTCTCAATAACCCCCGTAAGAGTACATTTTACATTCATAAATCTTGAAAAAATTAAAATAGATTTTCCAATATTATTTAAAAAATATGGAGAATATGATACTTTAGGAGGCATTATGTTTGATTCTTTTACAAATCCAATCCTTATTACTAATACATCAAAAGAAGATAATTTACTTAAAAATTATAATTTTGCTAAACCCTTATTTCCAAATATTCAACATATTCCTTTAATAAATGAAATAACATATATTATATCTTTTCCATCAACTAATACACAAAATCCTAGAAATATAGATTTAAACCAAATCTCTTATTATTATTTCCAACCCCTTAATATGTGGAATACATTAAATCAAAATGCATTTCCTGATCCTTTAACAGATTATAATAAGGAATCTGATTCTCAAATAACTAATACTTCGTATCAACAAGCCCAAGCCGGGGCTACTGTTAATCAAGATGCTCCTGAATCTGAAATTAATTTAGGTAAAACATTTAAAGAAAAAGATAATATTAAACATCTACAACCTTATGAAGGAGATATAATCTATGAAGGAAGATGGGGGCAAAGTATTCGTTTTGGTTCAACAGTTTTAAATCAAAACCCATGGTCAAGTACTGGTGAAGAAGGATCCCCAATCTTAATTATAAGAAATGGTCAAGCCCCCTCAGAGACAGCAACTTGGATACCAACTATTGAAGAAATAAATAATGATTTAGGTTCAATATATTTTGGAAGTAACCAACAACTCCCTTTAAATGCAGCCTCAATAAATTATTCAAGTTATCAAACTTCTTCTACTCCACCTACTTCTCCCGATAAATATACTAGTAATCAAATTATTATAACATCGGGAAGATTAGTTTTTAATAGTTCCCAAGATCATATTCTTTTAAGTTCAAATACCTCTATTAATTTAAACGCTATAAATAGTGTAAATATAGATACAGATTCTGCAATAATTCAAAGTAAAAAATTATATTTAGGAGATAAAGATGCTGATGAACCTTTACTTTTAGGTAATCAAACAGTAGATTTGTTAGATACCTTGTTAGAATCCTTAAAATCATTTTTAAATATATGTGAAACCCTAACAGGAACAGACCCAGGAATACCATTAGCCCCTCTAAACGCTATTGCAGTTAAAATAAATATTACCATAGAAAAACTCCAATCAGATTTAAAAAATATTATATCTAAAGATAATTTCACCATATAATGAGTCCATTAAATTTTAATCAGATAAAAAAATCATCGGATGCTGCAAAAAACAGTGGTGGAGGACGACAAGGAGATTATGGTTTATCTCGTAAAGAGTTCCATGCAAAAAAATTAAAGGAATCAAAGGAAAGACAAGCTAAAATAGATCAAGATAAAGCTAAAAGAAAACTAGAAAAAGAAAATAGAAAAAAAGAAAGAGAATCAAATAAAAACACTAGTGAGAATATAAAAAATAATACTCCTAAAGATCAAAAACCTAAACTTTCGGGTAAATTAACTCCTATTATAAATACACAAGCAAAAAAATTAGCTAAAAGAATTGTCCCTATATTACTTGCTATAGTAGGTAAATTAATTGCGGATGAATTAAACAAATGTCCTCCGGCTATAGTAACCCAAGCAACATTAGATACTTTAAATAATATTATTAAAGATCTAAATAAAACTACTAAAGAAATAGACAAAATAGCAAAAACCGCCAACATAACAGCCACAGGGGCTAATGCTATTTTAGATGCAGCAAGAATTATAAAAACAGTAATCCCTATAGTATCATTAGCAGCAAAACCAATACCCGTTATCCCAGGAGCTATAGTTGTAGCTATAGATGATTTAGATTATTTGGCTAATTCTTTACTATATAACGCGGATGGTTCTGAAAGAGTAGCTCCCATTATAGCAGGTATAAATGGATTATCTGTTTCTATTGCTATGTTTTCTCTTATATTAAAACAAGCAGCAGGAATTGTAGCTAGTATTATTCCATTGTTACAAAGGTGTATTGGAGATAATACCTCTACCCAATTATCTACTCCTCAATTACGATCGTCTGCCGCCTTTCCTCCACCTATAGAAGATCAAACAGATCAATTTTTAGAGGATCAATTTTTAGAGGATCAAGATTTAAATAATCAAAATTTAGATGATCAATCTTTAAATCAACTACTAACCACTTTAAATGAATCCCCAGAACAATTATCTAACATATCTGGTCAATCTATAGAACCCTTTTCTGATATAACTTTACAATATATTGAATATGGAACTGCTAATTATAATAATTATGAAGAAACTTCATATAATGGTTTTGATATAAAAATTGTAGAAGTCCCCTTTACATCCACTGTAGTAAGAAAAAAAGCAGTTGGATATTCTCCAAGTGGTATTGCTTTAATTCAAACAGAATTATCATTTACTACAAATAACCAAACACTAGTCTCCGAATTAAAACTAATTATTGATAGAGATGATTTAAAAGCTTATTAACTTAATATTTATAAACAATGAAAACTAATGATTTTAAAATTTTAATAAAACAAGCGGTAAAAGAAGCTATTCAAGAAGAATTAAAAGATATTCTTTTAGAGGCAATTCGCTCACCTAAAACAATAATAACTGAAACTTTAAAGGATAATTATGCACAACCTCACATTGAACAACCTAAAAAATTAACCCCAACAGAAAGACAAGCAATGTTTGGTGGTATTTTAGGAGAAATGCAAAATGGAGGAGCTATAACATCACAATATGCAAATGAATTTCAACCTCAATCTATAGATACTATTAATGGTGCTTTGCCATCAGGAGAAGTAGGATTAGATATGATAATGGGTTTAATGAATAAATAACAATAATGGCAGTAATTGTTCAAAATAGATTTCCAATAGATTCGATAGATCGAAAAGCAATAGGAGTTAATATACCTTTTAATGCCCCCGCTGTATTTGAATCTAATTATTTAACACAAAATGCTATTAAAAATAATTTAATTAATTTTTTCTCTACAAACCCTGGAGAAAGAGTATTTAATCCATTTTTTGGAAGTGGAATAAATAATTTAATAAACATGAATTTTTTAGATACTCTTGATATTGCGTATGTTGAAAAATTTTTAAAAGATGAAATTAATCAGTTTTTCCCATTTGTTGTAGTAGAACAAGTTAATGTTTCAATAAATAAAGAAAATAATCAATTAATAATTACTATGAAATACCAAGTATTAAATTTTGGCATTCAGGATGAAATTAATATAACATTATAAAATGGCTATTAAAAGAGATATAAAATATGTTAATAGAGACTTTACTTCACTACGAAATAGTCTTATAGATTATACTAAAACATATTTTCCAAACACATATTCTGACTTTACCCCAGCATCCCCCGGAATGATGTTTATGGAAATGGCAGCGTATGTAGGAGATGTTTTATCTTTTTATGTAGATAATCAATTTCAAGAAACCTTTATTCAATATTCTCGCCAAACACAAAATCTATATGATTTAGCATATATGTTAGGATACAAACCTAAAGCAACAACGGCCGCTATTGCTAGTATAGAATTATACCAACAACTCCCCGCAACAATTTCAGGTAGTACTACAATTCCTGATTTTTCATATGCTTTACAAGTCCCAGCTAATACAACAGTTTCATCAATTCTTAGTGGAAGTTTACAATTTTTAATTACGGATAAAACTAATTTTGCAATTAGTAGTTCAACAGACCCAACAGAAGTAACAGTTTATCAAACAGCCGGTGGCCTTCCTACTTATTATTTAGTAAAAAAAACAAGAAATGCTATATCAGCTACAATTAAAACTAAATCTTTTACTTTTAATTCCCCAGTCCCTTTTGACTCTAGAATCATCTCAGATGATAAAATTATAGGAATTTTAGATATTACAGATTCAACCACAGGAGATAAATGGTATCAAGTAGATTATTTAGCTCAAGATTCAATATATGAAACTATTGCTAATGCAAATCCAAATGATCCAAATTACCTCCAGAACCCAGACATTGCTAACTTGTTAAGATTAAAACAAGTCCAAAATAGATTTGCAACTAGATTTTTAGATAAAACCAATTTGCAAATCCAATTCGGTTCAGGAGACCCATTAGATACAACAGAAGAAATTATTCCAAACCCAGACAATGTTGGTTTAGGACTTCCCGATAATCAAAGTAAATTAACGACAGCTTTTGCACCTACAAATTTTATATTTACAAATACTTATGGTATTGCTCCTTCAAATACAACCTTAGTTGTTAGATATATTGTTGGTGGTGGAGTATCATCAAATGTTCAAGCTAATATTTTACAAGATTTAAATACTAATTCTGTAACTTTTTTAAATTCATCATTAGCTAATAATAATTTAGCACAACAAATTTTTAATACATTACTAGCTACTAACCCCAACGCAGCCTCCGGAGGTTCAGATGGCGATAACGTAGAGGAATTAAGACAAAATTCATTAGGAAGTTTCCAAGGTCAATTAAGAAATGTAACTTTTGATGATTATGTAGTTAGATCTTTAAGCCTACCTTCAGAATATGGGACTGTAGCTAAAGTATATGCTTCAAAACCAGAAGCAAATTCCCGTTCTATAAGTACTATAGATTTATATGTATTGTCTTATGATAATATTAAAAAATTAACAAATGCTTCGTCCATTTTAAAAAGAAATTTAAATACTTATTTATCTCAATATAAGATGATTAGCGATTCAATTGGGATTAAAGATGCTTTTATAATTAATATAGGAATTAATTTTGAAATTATCACCCTTCCAGGATCTAATTCAGATGAAATCTTACTAAAATGTATAGCAGCATTAAAAATTATATTTGATATTGATAAATGGCAAATTAATCAACCAATTTTGTTAAAAAACTTATTTATAACTTTAGATGCAATTCAAGGAGTTCAAACTGTTAAAGCAATAAATTTTGTTAATAAAACAGATTCAACACTTGGATATTCTAATTACGCTTATGATATTTCATCAGCAACAGCAAATAACGTTATATATCCTTCATTAAACCCAATGATTTTTGAATTAAAATACCCTGACTCAGATATACAAGGTAAAGTAGTACCCCTATAATTATAAAAAATGGCAGTATATAAATTATTCCCTACTAAAGATGCAACTTTGTATTCCATATTACCTAATATGAATACAGGATTAGATGAAATTATTGAAGCAACTGAAACCTCATTTGCTCATAATGATCCAAATCCTCAAACTAGTCGTTTTTTAATTAACTTTTCAGAGAATGAAATAGATGATGTTTTAGATAATAAAATAGGAATTAATGGAACTTCATCTAAACTATTAGATAACAACTTATGGAAAGTTAATTTACAATGTTTTATTGCTGCTTCTACGGGTTTGCAAGCAAATACTACAGTTGAATGTTATCCTGTTTATGGTGATTGGAATATGGGTACTGGAAGATATCTAGATGAACCTGAACAAACTAATGGAACAAGCTGGATTTGGAAAACCTACTCAGGATCTGTAGGAGGTCAGTGGTTAACATCAAGTTTTCCACCTTTTATAACAGCTTCATATAATACTGCTTATGCACCGGCTGGTGGAGGTAATTGGTTTACAGGTTCAACTGTTGCTTGGTTTAATTCAAATACATATCCTGTATCTGCATCAACAACCTTTGGATTTTATGACACAAAAGATCTAAATTTAGATGTAACTAATATCATTAGAGCTAGATACACAGGATCAGTTTCCCAAGATGGATTTATTATAAAGCAATTAACTGAATTTATATATGATCAAGAAGTTCAACCTGAATTAAAATATTTTTCTAGGGATACTCATACAATTTATCCCCCATCATTACAATTTAGTTGGAGAGATTATACCTGGAATTCAGGATCTTCTTCTATGGAAATCTTAAATACACTTCCAGCAACAATAACCTTAGCTCAAAACCCTGGAATCTTTTATCCTCAAAGTTATAATAGATTTAGAATAAATGCTCGCCCAACATATCCCCCTCAACTTTGGCAAACTAGTTCTATTTATACAAATAATTATTATTTACCTACATCTTCATATTGGGCTATTAAAGATTTAGATACAAATGAAATGGTTATTGATTTTGATACTCAATATACTCAATTAAATGCAGATTCAAGCTCAAGTTATTTTGATATTTATATGAATGGTTTAGAACCTGAAAGATATTATGCTATTTTAATTAAATCTAATATAGCGGGAACAATACAAGTATTTGATGATCAATATTATTTTAAAGTAATTAACGGATAATGGCTAATTTACCTATAGTTAAACAAGTATTTGCAAAAAAAGCATTTAGTGATACCATTAATACTACTTTTACAGAACTAAATACTCCAATTCCAACCCCTGCTATCCCTACATTACCTTCTATAACTGAATTTTTCCAATACTATCAATCTTTATTCTATAATATACCTAAGTTTGGAGAAGCAGATTCTCATCAGTATCTTATTTTATCAAGTCAAGATTATATAGGATCCGAAAACGTAAATAATGAAGTAATAGATGCTTTACTAGTAGAATTAACTGAGCTTAGACAAGAAAATTTTGAATTACAGGATAAACTAACCCAAAAATCCCTTAGCTCAGCACAAGAGGCCTTAAAAACTTTACAAAAATAAAAATGATTAGTATTAATAACATAGATCCAAATTCACTAACTCTTCAAAACATTAGTCCTGAAGATGTTGCTGTTATTCCTAATACAATTATTACATCTTCATTTAGTCCCGTAAATAGTAAAATTGAATACTTTATTTATGATGTTAATAATTCACTCCTATCATCAAACCCAGACTTAAGATCATATAAACCTGTATTAACTACCCCCGAGGGAAATATTGTTGATATAACTCTCACTCCTGAAGAAGATGCAATCAATGCTGGTTATGATGTCGGAATTATAAAATCTCTTTATAATTTTATAACTCCTGTATTAAATTCTGAAGGCAATAATTTATTTATTAGTGAAATATCCTCAACCAGAACTGAAATTAGATTAAGTTCTAATACAAATCCATTGTTTGACGTTGAGGGGATTGATTCTGTAAATTTTATAAGTAGTTCTAATTATGGAACCTATACTACATTTAGACAAAATGTAGAAACTAATAATTATTTTGATGAATTTTATTTAAATTTCGGCAATAATATATGTGTTGTAGCTGTAAATTCATTATTAGAATTTGATCCTCAAAATAATACAATTTCATTATTAATTAAATTATATGAACCTCTCCCAACCGGGATTAATGTAAAAACAGAGCTTTCTATTTTTATTAAAAATGCAGAATCCGTTGCCTATCAAATAGAATTTGAACAAGAAAATAACTTTCAAGATACTACAATTAAACTTAAAGGACCAAATTATAATATTTCATTAAAAGATGAAACAGGTCCTTTAACTCAATATAAAAATTACGATGATATTATCTCTACAACTTCATCCGGATCTTTATTTCAATTAATTAATAATATATCTTCTTCATCTCCTCAACTTTCTGTTGATTATACTGATTATGAAGATTTTATATTTTTCTCCTCAGCTTATCAAAGATTATATAATTTTAAAGAAAAAGTATTAAATATTTCCTCATCCCAAGCACAATTAGATTTATTATACACTAATATCTCGGGCCCAACAAATAATACTTCCCCTATTTCCTCAAGTAAACTATTATTAGAAAACGAAATAAAAACTCTAATATCAAGTTTTGATGGATATGAAAATTTCCTCTACTACACCTCAGGATCATCCTCTTGGCCTAAATCTAATAGCCAACCCCCATATATTTTATATCCACCTACTAGTAACCAAGCTATTACGTGGTATGATAACCAATCAGAAATAGCTTTAGAATATGATTCTACTAACCAAAATAATCTAAATGAAATAATCCCAACATATTTAAGAGATAATTTAAGTAATACTAATTATTTTTTATTTGTTAATTTAATTGGTCAATTTTTTGATGAAATATGGTTATATACAAAATCAATTACTGAAAAATTAAATGCTAATTCTAATTTATATGAAGGAGTTTCTAAAGATTTAGTATCAACTGTATTAGAATCTTTAGGTACTAAAATATATGATAGTACTTATACTTTAGAAAATATATATAGTTCATTAATTGGTCTTTCAGCTAATGGGTCTTTATATCCCACTACTGGAAGTGAGTTAATTACAAATTATGTAACAGCTTCAATATCAAGTCCTGAAGATCTTCCTACAATTAATGATTTTGTAAAATTATCTTATAAGAAAATTTATCATAATTTACCTTATTTATTAAAGAAAAAAGGCACAAATGCTGGTTTAAGAGCATTAATTAATATTTTTGGTATCCCTGATACAATTTTACAAATTAATGAATTTGGAGGCAAAAATAAAACAGAAAACAATGATTGGGATTATTGGCAAAATAAATTCAATTACAAATCAGATCTAGATTACAATGGCATCCCAGGAATTGATTTACCTTTTAGAGTCAATTCTGATTGGCACTCCCCCAATGATGTTCCTTCAACAGTTCAATTTAGATTTAAATCTACAGGATTACAAGATGCACTTTTATATCCTTCCCAAAGCATATTTAGTGCAATAAATGATTCATTTGCTGTTGTATTAGAATACACAGGGTCGGGATATACAAGTGGGTCTTACTCAGGATCAATCCCTAATCCTTTAAATGAATATGGTACTCTAAAATTAATTCCTGAGTCATATTCCCAACCTTCAATCTCCGCAAGTATATATTTACCATTTTTTAATGAAGGTTGGTGGTCTGTAATGATCACCCGAGTAAATGATACTTTTTCTTTATCTGCAGCTAATAAAATATATGATGGAGATGATGGATTTATTATAGGATACACAGGATCATCAACTATTAGTGCATCTAATTTATCTCAGGAGTGGGTAAGTGAATATCAAGCTCAATTTGGAGCTTTTTTCGCCCCTCAACCAATCGGATTTCAACTATATGAAGGATTTAGAGGTTCTTTACAAGAAATAAGATATTATTCCACCCCATTAACTCAAGATATTTTTTATGATTTTACCATGAATCCATACTCTATAGAAGGAGTAGGTATTAATGGTGCTTATGAACAATTAATGTTTAGAGCTCCTTTAGGAAATGATCTTTATCTAAAAACTAGTTCAATCCACCCTAAAATTACAGGTTCATCACCAACAGATATTACTGGATCTTTTTATACTGGGTTTAGTGAATATAATATCTATTATATTACTTCTTCCGTAAATAGAGAATTTATATTTCAAGATCAAATCCCGGCTGGAATAAAAAATACAATATCTAAAAAAATTAAAAATGTATCTACTGTTTTACCTTATAGTGGATCAAATGAAGTAAATCTCCCTCAAAACTCAACATTATCTTCTTTTATTAATATAAATCAAGATAATTATAATAGTTCTTCTTATGTTGAAAATATTAATTATGTTGAGGTAGCATTTTCTCCACAAAATGAAATTAATGAAGATATTAATGCCCAAATAGGATATTTTAATATTGGAGAATATATAGGAGATCCTAGATTGGTATCCTCTTCTGAAGAATCATATCCTGATTTAGATGTTTTAAGAAATGATTATTTTAAAAAATACTACCAGAATTATAATTTATGGGATTATATAAGAATTATTAAATATTATGATAATGCTTTATTTAAAATGATTAAAGATTATGTGCCTGTTAGAAGTTCTTTATCAACAGGTATTGTAATCAAACAACATATTCTAGAAAGAAACAAATACCCCGTTCCTCAATTTAATACGCATACTACAACTTCTTTTTATGGAAGTGGATCAACCCCTAATATTGTTTGGGATACTCCATTTGTTTTTCAAAATATAGAAATTACCGGATCCTCAATCCAAATGTATGAAATTACAGGCAGCACAGGAGGAACAATGCCTGATTTATTTGGATTAACTTCCTCCCAATATACAGGAAATGGTATAGTTAATATTACTCAAAGTTGGACAGGTTCAACTCCCTCTAATTTAGGCCCTGTTGCCTTTACAGATTCAACCCAAATAGAATTTTACAATGGTGAATTAAGTGGTTCTATTCTTCAAGTAACAGATAATGTATTATCAGTTTCTAATTTAGATCTTATTCAAATATATTCAACAAGTTCAATAGCTGGTGGTAGTGATTTTAATAATACACCCCCTTCCTCCTCCTATCTCCCTGGACCTCCTCCTCCTAATGCTCCTTTTGCCTTAGCTTATGGATTTAATGTAGCTAAATCTTATTATATTACATTAACCGTAACTAGTGCCCCTTCTAGTACAGCAGATGGTGGGGTTTTAATATATGACAACTCGGGAAGAATATTCCGTAATAGTTTAACTCCACCCTTTCCAACAACATTTACTAGTTTAACCCAAACAATTTATATCCCTAACCCAGTTGCACCTTTATATTTTGGAGAAAATTCCGGAGGTAATTCAAATATTTCTATATCTAACATAATTGTAGAGGAATTTGATGAGGAATTTAATACAAACCCAATAGCTAATAATGCTGTTTTAAGTAGACCAAATAGTGAATTTTTTGATGTTGATTTTTCTTCAAATTCTGTAACAGCGGTAAATGCTGAATTCATTATTAGCGCCTCTAGAGGATCAGGAAGTGCAACTCCTTCTACAGTTCCTGCCTCAAATTATTCTACACTTAGAATATCTAATCCAAGATATAATGGTAGTAAAAACACATCACCTAATTTTAATATAGGATATAATAATACTACTCCCGTAATAGAATCTGATTCAATATTTTTTGCTTATTTTACGGGTTATCAAACAACAAAAGCTGAACTTTTATCAAAAACATCATTTAATATTAAATTTATAGTTGATGATTTAGGTAATGTTTATAACCCAAATTCAACAAGTTCATATTATTATAATTTAACTAAAACTTTTAATGAAAATAACAAAGCAAACGTTGTTTTTTACAGCCAAACTTCTAGTTTTGAATCCACTTTTACCGGTATTAAACCTGTTATAAAATCAGCAGCTTTACCTCAAGCGATTATTTTTTCACAAACTGGAAGTAATCCAAGTCAATCACTTAGTACAATATTTTTTAATAGCTCTAGTGCTGCCTTTAATTATAATCTTCAAACAGCGGCAACTTATTCATATAATGGAACACCTACATGGGCCTATGAACAAAATCAATTTATTACTTTTGTAGCCCCAACAATATCAGCAAGTGCTACTCTTGTATCAGTCCCAAATCCTTCATCCTCAGTTATTTTAGCTTCTAACCCCTCAATACAATTAATTCCAAAACTTAATCTTAATGTAAAATTACTAGACCCAATAAATGGATCCCCAGTTGGTAGATTAACTGTAGAATTTGTAAGAACTAACCCTCAATTTCAAGGAGGAAATGAACAAGTTATATTTAGTCAACAAGTAGAAATCCCAGGAAACAATACACCAACTTCATTACAATTTACAGCACCCCCACAATCAATAATATCTCAAAGTCGTTTCTTTACAAGAGCAAGACTAACACCAATATATTCCCCATACTATTTATCATCAAGTATTATTGGTGTTAATAATATAATTAATTTTACAGCAAGCGGTCAATTTTATTTTACACAAACTCCTCCATTTACCGCACCCACTTCTTCATTTTTTCTTACTAGTTCTGGTACTACTAATATACTAACCTCCTCAGTATTCAATTCAGATGTTTATGGTCTTACTCAATTAGAAACCTCAGGATCCCAATATGACTTTCCTTATCAACCTTTTATTATAAATCGAGGGGACCAAATAAGATTTTCTGCAGATGAAAACCAATCATACATGATTACAGATGTTAATTCACCTGTACAAAATATCTCTAATTCTTTATATTTAACCTTAGATAGAAATTTAATATCAGGCTCTAATATTAATTCCTTTTTAATAAAAAAGAATATAGATAATCCAAATGTAGTAGTTCTTGATATAGATAATCCAAATGGAATATCAAATGAAACCTCTGGATTTTTAATACCTGAATTTGCTTCTCAAACACTTTTAAATAAATTTGACACTATTATTTCTGATTTATCTGAAAAAGGATTACTTTAATATATTTATAATAAAATAAAAAACAACAAATGGGATATTTAAATAACTCAGTAGTAACAATAGATGCTATTTTAACAGACACAGGCCGTCAATTATTAGCTCAAAATGATGGTTCCTTTAGAATTACACAATTTGCTTTAGCGGATGATGAAATTGATTATACACTTTATAACCCAAACCACCCTTCAGGCTCTGCATATTATGGACAAGCAATTGAAAATATGCCTTTATTAGAAGCTTTTCCTCAAGCAACACAAGTAATGAAATACAAACTTGTAACTTTACCTCGGGGAACTGCTAAAATGCCTATTCTTGATTTAGGATATAGTGCTATTATAATTAAACAAGGAGCTTCATTAGCTATTACTCCTCAAACATTAAATTATTTAGGTGGTAACAACTCTGAAACTAGTGGATATACAGCAACAATTTCTGATGTTAGATTACTTAGTACATTTGAGGGTATTGGTATTAATACACCACAAGCCCAATCATTAAACACAACTACTTTAGGTACCTCAGTATCTAAAACTGTAGTTGGTACTACAATTAATATAAGAGCAACATCTATTAATACATTATTTGGCTCAAATACATCACTACAAGCTACATTAACAGTATCTGGCCGAGACTCAGGGGCTAGATTAACTATTCCAATAACAGTAACACAAATATCCTAATATATAAAATATGTCATTTAACAGATTTGACCTTTCAGACTTTGTAATAAGCACAGACTCTATTTCTTCTACACTTTGGTCTACTAATGCTCCTTCATTAACAATAACTGCAACTTCCTCAAACCAAGTAGCAGGATCTTCTGGAAATTTCTTTACTAATGTATACGATAATGTAACAGGATCTGTACAATTTGCTATAGCTTATGGAAATAGTAAGGGTAGTGGAAGTTTAGCATATAACACGGCCGTTAATGGGTATTCTCCATCAAGTACAATTTATGGTCAATGGCAAGATTTAGTAATTGGTGATGAAAATACTAATTTTACCTTTGGTACTATTACTTCATCCGAATTTTTTGCTTTAACTTTTGAAAGAGCAAGATACAAAGATTCTTTATTTTTAGGATCTCTTTCTTTAACCCTTTCAGGTTCTTCAGGATCAATCACATTAACAGATAATAGTAATTATGTATCAGCGATACAATTTAATGAAGCCGGAAGAGTATTTCAATTAATTACAGGATCTACAGGTACAATTGCTGCAATTTCTACTAGAAACACAGCAGAAGGATATTCTAAAAATTCAGGATCTTATGGTTGGTTTCTTCCAGATATTGGTACTATTTTATTAAATCCTCTAGCATTAGGAGATTCTTTACCCTCAGGAGGTATTGGATTTTTATATAGTGGTTCTGCAACATCATCTGCGGCCCCAACAACTACTCCAAATACATCCATGTATTTATCCATAAGTGGAGGAATCGCAATTTCAGGAATAGCAAATGATTTTTATATTAATTCCCAAGAATCAATTACTTCAGATTTTATATTTGTAAGACCTAGAAGCTCAGAATTTAATTATTCCGAAAATCCTTCATTTATTTCAGGATCTACAGGTGAAGTAGTATTTAGTGGATTTATTAATAATCCACAAACATATATTACAACAGTTGGATTATATAATGATACAAGCCAATTATTAGCAGTAGCTAAATTGTCAAGACCTTTACCAAAAGATTTTACAAAAGAAGCATTAATTCGCGTTAAATTAGATTTTTAAAATGAATGGGCGCTTACAAACAATTTTTAACAGAGGATATAATAATAACTCCCTTTGAGGTTAATAAAGGATTTACTTTTTTAGGAAATCAATTAACTGGTTCTAATGTTAATATTAATAGATTCCTAGGAACTAACCTTTCAGGAACCTTATTTGATCCCTCTACAGATGCTACAACTGGGTATGATTATTCTCAATACCAACGTTTAGTATATAGTTCTATTCAAGAATTATATTATTCAAATTATTTAAGTTCTTCGTATGGTGATAGTGCTAATATAGGATATATTTTTCCTGGCTCTCAACCTGACGGAGATGTATTAGTAGGTAATAATCAGTCAACTGGAAGATATTTTAATTATAATCAATCCACTTTAACTTTTGAAAAATTATTTCCAACTGCCTCAAATTCTAAAATTGCAGTTTTATCTATTCCTGCTAGACTTTATGGAAATTACATCCAACCTAAATCATTTACTTGGTCTACAGGAAATGGTTCAGTATATGATGATGGAGAAGGTAATTTAATCCTTTCCTCCTCAGCACAAATTTGTGGACAAATATTTTATCCTCATGGTTTAGCTATAGTAACCTCAAATAGTACCCCTAATCAAAACGGTTATGGAATTTCATTATATAATGTAAACGTATATGGTCCTGGAAACGTTTTATCAATATTAGATTTTGTAACATCCTCTAATGTAACTTGCTCTTTTTCTTCCTCACTTAACATTTATGAAACACAATATAAATGCACTTTAAGAGATAATGAATATAATTTTTCTTTAAATCCTTCATCAACTTCAGGAAGTACACAAATAACAAGTTCTATAGGTACTTTTTATACTCCTGGACAATATTTAAGTGATAATATAACCGGTTCTTCTTTTTCTCCTTATATTACTACTGTTGGTTTATATGATGAATACCAAAATTTACTAGCAATAGGAAAAATATCCCAACCTTTACCAGTTTCACCAACTACCGATACTACAATACTAATAAATATAGATAGATAGATAATTATGGCAACTTTAAATTCATCAAACATTGTAAATAATAATGTAATTCTAACTAGTGATTTACTTCAATTATATAATGCTTTAAATTATGTAGGGGCATCAACCCAATACCTTGTTTCACTTAGTGGTTCACTTGAAGGAACTGCTTCATATGCTACAACTGCCTCTTTTGCTTTAAATGGTGGGGGTGGAGGTGGAGCCGTAACTCAAATACTAACAGGCTCTAATATAACTATATCCCCTTCAACAGGAGTAGGAGCTGTAACTATAAATGCAACAACCCCCGCTGGTACTTTTCCTTATATTGGAGACGCAGTAATATCCGGATCCCTTATTATAACGGGTTCAAATTTAGGCGCTGATTTAATAGTAACAGGATCTGTTATTGCTACACAAGGATTTACTGGATCCTTGTTTGGAACGGCAGCTACGGCTTCATATGTAGTAACAGCACAAACCGCATCATTTGTTACAACTGCTCAAACGGCTTCTTATGTTGCAACTTCTTCAAATTCTACAAACTCAATATTATCCCAAACCTCCTCAAAAGTCACGGTATCAAATAACCAAACCACAGCTACAAATCTTCCTTTAATCTTTGGAACCTCAAGTGCTGCGGGAACCCAACAATTAAATATTGATTCAGACGCAGGAGGGCCAACATACAATCCACTGTTCAATTCTATTTCTTCAAATAGATTTACCGGATCTTTATTAGGTACATCTACACAAGCCGTATCTTCATCAACCGCTACTACTGCAACAACAGCATACAATATTAATACACTAGCTACTACAACTAACGCTTTTCATTTTTTAACATTTGTAGATACAAACAATGCTACAGCAACTGCAGAAACCTTATTTACAACTACAAACTTAAAAATTAATCCGTCTAATGGTTTATTAATAGCTACAACTTTATCATCATCCGCTATTACCGCATCTTCTATCACCTCCTCATTTACAGGATCTTTATTAGGTACCTCATCTTTAGCAACTGCAGCAACAAAAATTCAAACAGTTGGAATAGCAACTAACGCTTTACATTATTTAACATTTGTAGATGCAAACAATGGCACACCAACTGCAGAATCACTTTATACAGATAGCAATATAAGTTTTAACCCAAGTACTAATATTTTAAGTGTAACAGGGTCTATAACTTCCTCATTTACCGGATCTTTATTAGGTACCTCATCTAATGCTAATACAGCTTCTTATGCTCTTACAGCATCTGTTCCAAACAGTACTACCCAATGGTATTCATATAATTCTGCCCAAGCTATTCCGGCAGGGCGAGATGTTGGAATAGTACATACTTATGCTGGTACATCTCTTATAACATACAGACTAAATACTAGTTCGTGCCAAGTTGGAGATCAAGTACAAATAGCAACCGTTGGAACTTTTACAGCTAACGGTGTTATTGGTTTTACAACATCCGGATCTACAGCTAATAGTGGTTCTATAGTAGTAGCGGGATATACTAATAATCCTTCATCATTTCACACTGTTTCTCCAACCTATACTGATGTTTCAGGATCACAAGCTAGTTGGAAATGGGTATGTGTTAAAGCATCAAATAGAGCAACATGGCAATTAGTTAATTATATGGATAGAAAAGTAGCAATAGATGGAATATGGGATTTAAATGTTACTTAAATTTTTTAAATATAATAAATATAGATAGATAGATAATTATGGCAACTTTAAATTCATCAAACATTGTAAATAATAATGTAATTCTAACTAGTGATTTACTTCAATTATATGATGCTTTAAATTATGTAGGGGCATCAACCCAATACCTTATTTCACTTAGTGGTTCACTTGAAGGAACTGCTTCATATGCTACAACTGCCTCTTTTGCTTTAAATGGTGGGGGTGGAGGTGGAGCCGTAACTCAAATAATAGCGGGTACTGGTATAACTATATTTCCTTTAACAGGAGTAGGAGCTGTAACTGTAACTTCCACAGCAGGAGGTGGTGGTGGTGGATTTCCTTATACTTCAAGCACCCCAGCAGTAATAACTGGATCTCTTATTATAACGGGTTCAAATTTAGGCGCTGATTTAATAGTAACAGGATCTGTTATTGCTACACAAGGATTTACTGGATCCTTGTCATCAGTAGATACTGCAGAAACTGCTTCCTTTGTTATAACTGCTCAAACTGCTTCCTATGTATTAACAGCTCAAACAGCCTCATTTGCCGCAACTTCTTTAAATTCTATAGATTCAATATTATCACAAACTTCCTCAAAAGTTATTGTAGCAGTTAACACGGCATCCTTAACATATTTGCCTTTAATCTTTGGAACCTCAAGTGCTGCAGGAACCCAACAATTAAATATTGATACAGACCCAGGAGGCCCATTATATAACCCTTCTTTAAAATCAATCTCAGCATCCTCATTTACCGGATCTTTATTAGGTACAGCAAGCAATAACAGTGCTACCCAATATTCACTAACAGCAACATCTGCTTCCTTTATAAATACTGTTGGGGTTACTGGTAATGTTATATATTATCCAACATTTGTATCATCCTCCCCTTCTTTTCCCACTACTCCCACTTCCCCAGTAAGTACATCCTTAAATATAACAACTAATGCTTTTAGTGGTTCATTAATAGCTACAACTTTATCATCATCCGCTATTACCGCATCTTCTATTACCTCCTCATTTACAGGATCTTTATTAGGTACATCATCTTGGTCAACTGCAGCACAACAAATTCAAACAGTCTCAACCCCATCTACCTCTACTCATTATCCAACATTTGTAGATGCAAACAATGCCACAGCAACTGAAGAATCACTTTATACAGATGCTGGCATACAATACAACCCAAACGGTAATCTTTTATATGTCACTTCTCTAACATCCTCATTTACAGGATCTTTACAAGGAGGTCAGAATTATGCAACTGAAACTCAATTTGCTGTAACTGCAGATTATCTTTTATCAACTACTCAATGGATTTCAACCCCAAATTCTTCATCAACACTTTTAGTACCTACGGGATCAGATGTTGGAATTATTTGGAATTTTACAGGCTCAACAACATGCACAATAACCCTAAACACAGCTTCTTGTAAACTTGGAGATCAAGTACAATTATTTTCCACTGCTTTTAGCAACACAGGTGATGAAGGAAGAATAAGATTTACAGTATCTTCCTCACTAATGCCAAATACCCGTATAATAGCAGCAGGAACTACACCAAGTCCTACTAATACGGCCCGTTCTATTATTCAAAAAATTGTAGGAATTACAGCAAACCCGAACTATCCAGCACAACCTGCTGCATTTCCATATTTTCACTTAATTTGTGTATCAGCCTCAAACGGTTTATCTACTTCCGGAGCAACATGGCAATTAGTTGAATATTCAGATGCTCGAAATACAAGTGGCCTACTGTACAGATGGAGTGAATCCATTGATTGGTCTACAGCATCATAAAATTCAATTGTACTTTATAATTATAATATAATATGATAAATTGGTTATACAACAATAAAGAAATAATTTCCATAGAGGATTTTCCCTTAGAAACATATGGTTTTATATACATTACAACTTATAAATCACGTGGGATATCGTATATTGGAAAAAAATCGCTATATCACAATGTAAAACGCAAATTAACGAAGAAAGAATTAGCGGAACAAACAGGTAGAGGTCGTAAATCTACTACTCAAGTAATACAAAAAGAAAGTGATTGGAAGACCTATTATGGTTCCTGTAAACCTATTCTTGAAATATTAAAGGAAGGTAAACACGATGAATTTACTCGCGAAATTATACAATTAGTTAATAGTAAAAAATTATTAACATATTACGAGTGTAAGTATTTATTTACACATGGTGTATTAGAAAACTCTGATAAATATTTTAATGATAATATTTTAGGCAAGTTTTTTACACGTGACTTTGGTTTATCTAAAGAAGATTAGTATATTAATACTATGATAAACCAAACCCTAGTAGCACTAACTAATTCTGTGCTTGGTACTAGTAAGTCAACATCTCGAGGAAATTATGCATATCATTGTCCTCTATGTAATCACCATAAACCAAAATTAGAGATTAACTTTACTGAAAATATTAAAGGAGAAAACCAATGGCATTGTTGGGTTTGTGATAAAAAAGGTAAAAAATTATACCAATTATTTAAAGCAGTAGAAACATCACCTGAAAAAATGGCTGAATTAAAAGCTATTGTAAAATACACAGGACCGGAACCACACATACAAGTTGAAACTAAATTAGAACTTCCAAAAGAATTTAAACTTTTAAACAATATTCACCCCTCAGATATTACAGCAAGACATGCTTTATCATATATTAAATCTCGAGGTATTACAGATGATGATATTTTAAAATATGGAATTGGTTATTGTGAACAAGGACGTTATGCTAATATGATTATTATCCCCTCCTATGATGCTAAAGGTAATATAAATTACTTTACAGGTCGTTCATTTGGAAAACAATCCACAATAAAATATAAAAACCCAACAGCATCTCGTGACATTATACCATTTGAGTTGTTTATAAATTGGGAATTACCGCTTATATTGTGTGAAGGACCATTTGATGCCATCTCCATTAAAAGAAATGTAATACCGCTACTAGGCAAAAATATACAATCAAATTTAATGAAAAAAATTGTAATGTCTTCTGTAGAAAAAATTTATATAGCTTTAGATAAAGACGCTCAAAAACAAGCATTAAATTTTTGTGAGCGTTTAATGAATGAAGGTAAAGAAGTTTATCTCGTAGATATGAATGATAAAGATCCAAGCGAAATGGGGTTCGCTAGTTTTACTAATTTAATACAAGAAACATACCCCTTAACATTCTCGGGGTTACTCGAGAAAAAACTTTTCCTATGAAAAAAAGAAACATTAAATATGTTAATAACAGAATTTTAGAAATTTCAGAAGACCACAAACAAATCACTCTTCCAGATTCAAGATATTATAGACGAAATGGTGAATATTATCCTTCAATTACTCACGTTTTAGGTTCATATCCAAAAGGTAAACATTTTGAGGAATGGTTAAAAAATATGGGTCGCTCAGCTGATTATATTGTTAGAAAAGCAGCAGAAGATGGAACTAAAGTTCATGAAATGATAGAAGAATATTTAGAAGGTAAAGAAATGAACTTTTTAAATCAATTTGGCAATCCACAATTTGATCCTAATATTTGGCAAATGTTTTTACGCTTTGTTGATTTTTGGGAAACTCAAAAACCTGAATTAATTGACCAAGAAATCCATCTATATTCTGATACTCTTAAAGTAGCAGGAACAACAGATTTAGTGTGTAAAATAAGTAATGACTTATGGATTATTGACCATAAAACCTCTAATCATATTCAAACAACCCATGAATTACAAGCAGCAGTTTATGCTCATTGTTATGAAGAATGTTTTGGTATTAAACCTGATAAAACTGGTATTTTATGGTTAAAATCATCTAAACGTAAAGGTTCAAAAGACAAAATGCAAGGTAAAGGGTGGGAAATGGTTTTACCAGTACGCACACAAGAGGAAAATATTGAAATCTTTAAAACAGTAAAACGTTTATTTGATTTAGAAAACCCAAATGAAGCACCTGTATTTACAGAATTCAAAACCCAAGTAAAAAAACAAGACTAAAATTATTATATAAAAAATTTGGAGGAGCAAAAACTTTTTCGTACATTTATTCATATAAATTAAGGTTATGAATTTAAACAGAAATGGTTTTACCCCACGTTACCAGGTAAATGATAATTTAAATAAATTGATTGGACGTGTTTTAAAAACTAACATTTTCCCAACATTTTTAGGAAGATTAATCTATATCGAAAAGGACAGATGTTATTTTGAAATATTACCTAATCATGAATGGCCTAAATATAATAAATGTGCTGGAAATATAGAATATATAACTGATCATCACGTTATTACAATGAAATTCGAGGAAGAATAATAACGTTAGATGTTTTGCCATATTTATAATAAACTTAATCAATGATTGGGCTGATGTCTCTTTTAAAAGAAATCCAAGGAAAACCAAAAGCCATATTTATGGCAGGTCCTGCGGGTTCAGGTAAATCATTTATATCTCAAAAATTAGTCCCTTCTAATTTTACTACTATTAATGTAGATGACACCTATGAGGAACTACTTAAATCCTCAGGTATTGGAATGAAATTAGCCTTAATGTCTCCGGATGAATTAAAAAGATCAGGTGAGTTAATGGGTCAAGCAAGAAGAACTACAGACACTAAACTTCAAGATGCTTCTCAAAATGCTAAAAATTTATTAATTGATAGTGTAGGGGGTTCATCTAAAATGCTACTTAGGAAAAGAGATGAATTAGAGAATTTAGGTTACGACACGTTTATGTTAATGACTTATGTATCTCCTATAACTTCATTAGAACGTAATAAAAATAGAGACAGATCTTTATTACCAAGTATTGTAATTAGATCCTGGCGTGATGTTAATAACAATGTTAATACATACAGACAAGCATTTAATGATGATTTTACAATAGTAAATTTAAACCTAGAAGATGCTAATTTAAATTTTGATGCAGAATATATTTTTAAAACATATATTCAACCTTTAGGACAAATAGGTAAAGAAAAAACTCCTGAAGAAAAAGAAAAATCAAAAATAGAAGTTAATCAAATCTACGCAGACATAAAACAATTACTATCAAATCAACCCGAATTTGATACTATAGAACAAGCAAAAACAAAAATCACTAAATTTATAAACAAATGAAATTATTAGACTTATTAAACGAAGTAGAACAAAAAGAAAAACCAACAGTAAAGTATGATGCAAAAGAAGAACCAACATCTGTGATAGATGAAGTTGGTAAGTTTTTTGTTGTTAAAAAACCAAGTAAAGATTCTAAAAAAGAAGGTATGGTATATGAAGCTACTGTATTTGATGAAATTAAAAGGGATGAAACTAAAGGTGTTTACAAAAACAAATCTGAAGCAAATCGCCACGCTGCCGAAGCCTTAAAAGAATATGACATGCAACTTAAAGAAATGGAAGATGCTATGGAAGCTTATCGCAGTGCTAAAAAAGACATAGAAGAAAAGAAAAATTCAGCAAAAGAAAAAATTCAAAAGCTTAAATAATAATGAATTCATTAACAAAAGTCTTATTAGAAGATCTTTTGGACGCGGATGATAAAAAAGTAACCGCTATATATGGTGGAGGATTTAAACCTCCTACTAAAGGTCACTTTGATGTTGTTGCTAAAGCATCCGAACAAAACCCAGAAATTGATGACATTTTAATTTATGTTGGCGGTGGTGAACGTGATGGAATTTCTCAAGGTGAATCTATTCAAATTTGGGAATTATATAAAAAATATCTTCCAATTAAAACTGTAATAGAACCAGTAAATGCACCTATAGGTAGTATTTTACGTTATGCTAAAGAACATCCTGAAGAAAAAATACTTTGGATAATAGGTGCTCGTGAAAATAATCCTGAAGATTTTGCTGACATTGCTTCTAGAACTAGAACATTAGAAAAATATCCAAACCTACAATTACGTGTTATCCAAACATCAGGTGGTGTTAGTGGAACAGCAGCTCGTAATGCAGTTAAAAACAATAATAAAGACCAATTTTTTTATTTAATCCCAGACATTCCCGAAAAGGAACAAGTATGGGATATTGTATCTCCTGTTGTTAAAGAAGAAAAAATAACCGAAGTAGGCGAAGCAAATCTATCTCCCTATAAGTGGGAAGAAGTTGATAAAAACGGTTGGGTTACTTTTATTGAATTTACAACAGAAAGTGAAACTAAATATAGAGTAAATTTAACAACTGTAGAAATTGTAGATCCTGAAGGTGGAAATATGAATCTTGAAGCTATAGATATTGAATTTTCCGCAAAACCTAAAGGAGCTGAAGGTTCTTCATCTAAAATAGTAGTTAATAAAGGTGAAATATATAGAGTAATGTCTACTCTAACAGCTATAATTAAACATTATGTAAAGGAAATTGAAGCTAAAGCTATAATATATTCCCCATCTAAAAAATCAGATGAGGAAGATTTTGGTACTCAAAGAGACAATCTATATAAAGCATTTATTTCTAAAGCCATACCAGGGGCAAAATTTACAAATTCTAAAAATAATATAATAGCAATTTTACCTAATACAGTTAATGAAATAGTAACAGACACAGAAGTTATTTGTGATAATTGTGATTGGAAATGGCCTATAGCAGATGGTGGAGATGATTTATACATTTGTCATAAATGTGGACACGATAATAATCCTGAATTACAAGAAGAAATAAATCCCTCTACTAAATTAAAATCTAATATTATTAATGAAGGTCGTTACGATAGTATTTCAAGACAATTAGCTAGTTATACTCTTAAAGGTTGGAAAGATGATTTTGAACACAATGAACCTACCGGAAGAGTAGAATTTGCAGTTGGCCCTGATGGGGATTTAGAATACGAGGACTTAAAGTTTTCATATAAAGGTGTAGCCGTATTTGCAGGTATTCAAACATATTCATATAATGGATCTGCTAGGTTAACCTCAGGGGAAATAAAAATAACCTATTCTATTCCAAAAAGTATGCTCCCCCAAGGTTGGGAAAAAATTTATATGGATTTAATTTCTGTTATTCGCCATGAAATTGAACATCTAACCCAAGGTGGTATCAATGTAAAACCAGGTAAAGAAATTTTAGATCTCCCTCTTAGACGTTTAGTTATTAAATATCCTGATACTTTAAGATATATACTTTTACCCTCAGAAAAAGATGCAAATGTTCAAGGTTTATATTTAAAAGCTAAAAAATCAAGACGTCCTTATGCTGAAGTAGTAGATGAGTATATTAGAGATTTACTTAAAATTACTAATAAAAATGATGTTGATATTCTTAAAGGAATGTATGATAAAAGAGCAAAGGAATTAAATTTACCTGCCATTTTAGAAAATGATTTCTTTGGTTTAAATAAATTATCAAGACAATTTATTCAAGAAGCTTTAATAGAAACTTGGAATCCTAAGGAATCTTTCGTATCTTTATCCAAATATATGATAGACAATGGAATGAATATCAAACCATTACCTAAAATTAAGATAATTTCAAATGATGAAGAAAATGCTTCTAATCTTTTAGGTAAAACTGCTTATTATAATCCAAATGATAAATCTATTACTTTATATACTAAAGATAGACACCCAAAAGATATATGTCGTTCATTTACCCATGAAATGGTACACCACGAACAAAATTTAGAGGGTAGATTAAATAATATCAACACAACAAATACCAATGAAGACGGAGCATTACCTGAAATTGAAAAAGAAGCTTACGAAAAAGGAAATATGATGTTACGTAATTGGGAGGATAGTATAAAAAATGTATAGGTTAACAGATTTATATAAACAAATTAAAGAGGAATCAACAGAACCTTCTCAACCGCAATATAAAATTTATTGTGATATGGATGGTGTTTTAACTGATTTTGATGAAAACTTTAAATCTTTAAACCTAAAAAATTTATCCCCAGATCAATATAAAAGTAAATATGGTATAGAAAAATTTTGGGATTTTATAGACATTGATAATAAACTTAAGTTTTGGACTGAAATGAAATGGATGCCTGATGGAAAAGAATTATGGGATGCTATTAAAGATAAAAATCCAACTATATTATCGGCTCCCTCAAAAAGTCCCTCTTCTCGTTTAGGAAAAAGATTATGGATTGGTAATAATATTCCCGGAACACCTTTAATTTTAGCATCAGCTGAATCAAAAAAGAATTATGCTAGAAAAGATGCAATACTTATAGACGATAGAATTTCAAATATTAATGATTGGAACAATGCCGGGGGTATTGGAATTCTTCATACTTCAACATCATCAACATTAACTAAATTAAGCAAATATGGCCTTTAGAAGAGTAATAATTAGTGGAGAAAAAGTAAATGATACTAAAGCAGACTTAGAAGGCTTTTTTACAACAAGAGTATTCCAAACTAACTACCCAGGATTAAAACATAAAATAATTGTTTCCCCTTTTAAAGAAGACACACTTATAATAGATGTGAATGGGGATGGAGCAGATACAGTATCTAAAAAAATTAAAGATATTGGTATAAAATATAAAATGAAAGTTTTAATTAAAGTAGAAAAACCAATGTCAGCAGTTAATGAAGCAAAATTAACTAACATTATTAAAGATATATTAAAAAAATGAGTAAAGATTCAGTTTTAAAAAAAGAGTTTAAACAACGTGATGTACAACGTCTTCGTAACCTTGTTCAAGGTAAATATGGCGAAAGTACTACTATGGGAACCGGTTATACAAAAACTAAAGAATTTCATAGTGAAGGAGATAAATGGGAAGAAGATGGAAGAACTTGGGTTATTAAAAATGGCTTAAAACAAAATATTACAAAATTAGATAAGGCAAAAGAAGGTATCGTTTTACCTTTATTTTGCCCTTCTTGTTCTCGTACTATGAAACCCCATTTAGATAAAAGATGGTTTGTAATGTACGGACATTGCTTTAATTGTCAAGTAGATTTTGAATCAAATTTAAGAAAACAAGGTAAATTACAAGAATTTGAAGATCAAGTAGTTAATTCAAATATTGATGGTGTAACTAAAGATCTTGAAGTTTGGTTTAATGAATTAATTAATGAAAAACAAGAATTTATCACTGAATCCGGGGATATTGAAAATTGGGAAGGTTCTGGAAAACAACATTTATTAAAATATAAAAAGGAAGCTTTAGAATTTTTACAAAAACAAAAAAGAAAATAATTAAAAATGACACCAACAATCATAGCAGCGTTTATCTCAGGAGTATTAGGACCAATACTTTTATTACTAGTTAAGTATTACTATGAAAAAAGTAAAACAAAACCAGATATGGTAACTGAAACATTAGAAGTTAGTGAACGAGTTATGCATAAGTTAGACCAAATCAAAGAAGATTTTAATGCAGACCGTGTTTGGGTAACTCAATTTCATAATGGAGGTCATTTTTATCCAACCGGAAAATCAATTGCAAAATTTAGTGTAGTATACGAAACTGTAAACATTGGAGTAGGATCTATACAATCTAACTTCCAAAATATCCCAGTAAGTCTTTTTAGTAAATCAACAAACGAATTATTGGATAACGATATAATTTCAATTGTAGATTATAAAGATCCTACAATAGAGACTTATGGCCTTAAATATGTTGCCGAAGAATCTAATTGCAAATCTGGATACTTATTTGCAATCAAAACTATTGAGGATAAATTTATTGGGTGTTTAGGAATTGATTACACAAAACGCAAAACTAAACTTGATTTAGAATCAATAACGCAATTATCCATCGATGCTGCTATAATAGGAGGAGTCCTTAATAATCATTTACAAAAGTAATAATAAATTAAATATAATTTAAAAATGAAAGACCTACAAAAAATTAAAGAATTCTTTTCTAAACCTATGAACGAAGGTAATAAAGAATATTTTAAACCATTAATCCGTAAGAATAAATCTAATCCTAACTTTTTATATGTTGATATTTTATATCCTGTAGACACAGGTTTTACAACCGCTTTAGGTTCTAAAACTATGTTGGGTCAAGATAAAGAAGAAGGTGCTGCTAAAGCATTAGCAATGGGTAATGCTGTTGCTAAAAAATTAAAAGCAAAATACGATCTTGAAGATATTGATGTAAGTGATTTAGAAAATGGTAAAGTAGAAGTATTTGCTGTATCTGATGATTTTATTAAGATAGATTCTCCTTCATTAGATGAAGCTAAAATTTCACATATTGTTGGAGGTATTCCTTATAAACGTACTCGTAAACCAAAGGAAGATAAGATTGAAATTATACAAAAATTAGATGAGCCTACTAAAATTAAATTAATAAAAAAATTTAAAGAAAAAAATTGGGAAGTTAAACCAAATGAAAAAGGAGGTCTTACTGCTACAAAAAAATTAATGTCAATACCTGAAGAAATGAATGTAAATGAAGCTGAAGGTAAATATAAAATAGCATATAACGGTAAAGGTTTTTATGGTATTGCAAAAGGTGATAAAATTGAAGGTGAATATTCAAAAGAAGAAGCACAGAAAAAAGCCGATAAACTAAATAAAACTATGATTAGTACAAATCCATTCATTAGTGACTTTAAAGTAGGTGATATTATTTCATTTAAAGATGGTGAAGATTGGAAAGTAATGAAGGTAAAAGACAATGTTGGTAAACTTGTTATTAAACCTTACAACGAAAAAGCTAAAAAAGGAAACGTTAGTTTAGAAATTGATGTTGATTTAGATTACCTTAAAAAGAATTTAAATGAAGCTAAATCAAACCCTGAAGTAGATAAACTTTTAAAAGTTATGAATGATAAAAAAGCAGGACCAGAATATAAAAAAGCATTAATGGATTTAATAGCAATGGCTGAGAAAATATCAGGTAAAACTATTCAAACTAAAAAAGAAGCATTACTTGCTTTAGATTATGTTGAACCATCAATAAGTGAAACAAATGGTTTTAAATCTGGTAAAGAATTTATTAATATAAAATTACAAAAATATCCAAAAGCTATAGCTAAAGTTAACCAATTAATCAATATGGTTGGTGAGTCTAATTTTACAATGGAAATAGCTGAGTGGATTTTTGATTTCTTTAATAACGCTTCATATGAAAGTCCAATGAATGAAGCTAAAGAAGAGGATGCTGTTGATACAATTACAATGGATATTCCATTATTCCTTCGTATGTTAGAATATTCAAGAGAAGATGCTTCTCAAGACATGGATTTACATGATGTTACTGAAAAATCAAATTTATTAGGTAAAGAAAGAGGTATTTTATCTATGGAAGACTACGAAGAGATTGTAGGGGTTGCTGAAGATACTCCTGAAAAAGAATTAACCGAAGCAAATGTTCCTTCAAACATTAGAGATTTTGCTAAAAGAAAAGGTGTTTCTTCTTTAGTAAACAAAGTAGCAGGTTGGGCTGAAAAAGTAGGTGCTCGTATTGCTGGTGGAACTGCTGTTGGAATGAATTATGCTACCCTAGTATTAGATTTAGATTACAAACAACAAGGTGAAATTCGTATTAACACAGATAATGAAACAATCAAATTATATGATGAACCCGTTGATAATTTTAATGCTTTCCAACGTGTATATGTTGATTATAAAGATTTAGATGAAAATGTTGCTCCTAATCATAATGGAAAATCATCTCCTTATGGATCAGGATATAAACCATTAGAGGAAAAAATTGCTAAAGCATTAGATAAAATTAATGAAGAATTATGTCCTGCAGGTAAAGCATATAGAAAACGAAGAATAGCAGCAGGTGAAAAATCCTCAGCCTATCTTTCAGGTCGCGCCGTTAAAGTATGTAAAGGCCAAATGTCAGGCAAAAAAAAGAAAAAATAATGGATGATAATCGTTTACAAAAATTAGTATCTGAATCATTACGTGACTGGTTTAAAAAAGAAGACTGGGTGCGTATTGATACTCAAGGTAATATTACTGGCCCTTGTGGAACGATGAAAAAAGGGGATGCTACAACTCGTTGCTTACCTCGTAAAAAAGCTCAATCATTATCTAAAGCTGAACGTGCTAAAACTTCACGTAAAAAAGCATCGGCTTCTCGTAAAGGAAAACAATTTGTTTCTAATACAAAAAAAGCAAAATACAAAAAAGGTACATATAATAAAAATTAATATATTTATAATCATATATTTAAAAAATGACAAAATTTAACCTTAAAAAAGCTATATTAGAAAATAAAGCTACATTCTTTAGTTCATTAACCGAGGGTCAATTCTCTTGGATTACTCAAGATACAAACCAACAAATTGGATCGGAAAATGAAAATACTCTTCCTTTTGTTTATATGTTTGATAACAAAGGTATGAAATGGTTAGAAAAAAATTATGAAGGATATGGTGTATTCGGTAATAAAGATTACTACGAATTATTAGACCAAATGAATGGTGGAACAGGTGATAGAAGTCGAGGCATTAATTTAGCTTTTGATAAAGAATCCACAGAGTCAGGTGAAGTATTATATCCGGCTTTAGTAGTTAATCCAAATTTTAATTGGAAATCTCATGATTTTACTGAAGAACCTAAAAATGATCCTAATCAATCTTGGTATCAAGAACCTGAAGAAGAGGATTATAATCTTGAAGATGATGATGATGAAGATGATGAAGATGATGATGATGAATATTTGCAAGAAGCTTCTGCTGATTCTACACCTTATGGAAACTATATTAATAAAGCACGAGCAAAATCACATTTAACTAAAAAAGATGGAGATGTATATGGTATTGATGAATCTGGAAAAGGACATAAAATAACGGATGCTACTGATTTAGATAAGTATACTAAATTTACAATTAAGTCTAAAAAATTAAATGAAGGAAAAATGTATTACCATGTATTAGAAGATATGGGTTATGGTGAAATAGGACATGAAGGTGTTTATGACACTGAAGAAGAAGCTCAAGATAGAGCGAATAATTTATCTAGAACCTACCCCGATTCATCCTTTTATGTTGAACCTTCAACTAGCGAAAAGGAGCCATATAATGTTACTTCCTCAGATTATGATCCTAATCTTGATATAGATGAAGGTAAAAAAGAAACACCTATTGACGAAGAAATATTTGGATTTCCAAATGTAGATATAAATTTTCCAACTCTAAAAACAAGATATATTGCTAAAAAATTTGCAGAATATATGTCTAATAAAGAAGGACAAAGATTTACAGTAACTTTAAATTCACCGGATGGTCCTTCATTTGATTTAGATTTAGATGGTGAAGAGTATGATGGTGGTAGTTATCTTATTGCAAAAAATGGAGATATTATAAACGTCGCTCTCCGTGAAAGACCAGTATACGGTAACATTTCAATGTTGGATGAAACCGAAAAACCAAAAACAAAAATGAAAAAATCAGAATTAAAAGAAAAAATCAAAGAAATGGTTCTATCAGAAATGGAATCTAACAACATGGAGGATGCTCCAGAAGATGAAGTTGATTTCTTAGCTGAAGTTGCTGCTATTTTAGCAGAAGCAGATAAAGACGAAGAAACAGATACTGAAACAACAGATGCTGAAACAGTAGACGCAGAAGTTGAAACTCCTGAAGGAACTGAAGATGTTGAAGTAACAGATACAACAACAACTGACCAAGTTGATCCTAACGTAAAAGCAGTACAAGATGCTTTAACACAAGCTCAAGCAGCTGCTCAAACATTAGGAGATGCTAAATTAACAGATCAAATTGGTAATACAATTACATTCTTTACACGTACACACGTAGTTGATAAAGGTGCTGTAGCTGAAAATGTAGAAGAAGATCTTCAAAATAAAGATATAGAAAGTGCAATTACGGGTAAAAAATTAGATTTAGCTAAATTAAAAACTGCTACTGAAAAAGCAATGGGGGGAGATTCAACTGAATTAACTTTATTTTTAGCAGGAGTTTTTGAAAATAAAGAATATTACAATGATGCAGAATCTGATGATGCTGCTCATATCAATGCATTAGAAAAAGACATGAAAGATGATAAAGATTCATCTATGAAAATTAAAGAAGTAGTTTTCCCAATGTGGCAACGAATTAAATAAAAATAAATAAATAATAAAAATATGAACACAATAGAAATTTTAGAAAAAATTGAAGCACTTTACGAATCATTTAAAGCAGAACATGCTGGAAAATCAAAAGCTGCTCACGGCCGCGCTCGTAAAGCATTAGGTGAAATCAAAAAATTGATTACCGAATATAGAAAAGCGTCAATTAATGAAGATAAAAAATAATATAACTGAAAAAAAACTTACTAAATCTGAATTAGAAGTAAGAGAAAAAGTAATTAAGGATTTAAAAAAAAATAAGTCTTCACTTGTTAAACGCTATGGCAAAGATGCCGAAGCTGTTATGTATGGACGAGCAACTAATATAGCTAAAAAAATGGCAGAATCAGAAAATAAAAACCGCATTAAAGAACTTGTAAAAAAATCTTTAATGAAAGAAGATGAAGTAACTCAAGATAAAGATCATAAAATTACCCAAGAGGGTAATCTTTGGGTTCTTGTCTATAAAAATAAAAATAAGACATTTAAACATCATTTTGGTTCAAAAAAAGAAGCTGAAGAATTTTGGAATAATAACAAAAATTCAGATAATTCTATGAAATTTGAAGAAGGTAAAAAAGAAGATGTTACGGGAGATGGTAAAATTGATTCTAAAGATTACTTAGCTAAACGTGATATTGCTATTCAAAAAGCAAAAAGTAAAGTTAAAGAAGATATTGACTTAGGTCACGAAGATAACGAACCACATATGATTAAAGGTGATTTATATCGTATTGGAAAATATGCTATGGAATTATATGCTATGGCTGAAGAATTAGAAGAAACAGGACAAGAAATTGATTTCCCATCTTGGTGGCAAGCAATGATTACAGATGCATCAACTAAAATGGTTAAAGCAAAACATTATCTTGATTTTGAATTAAAAGAACCAGCGATTGATGCTATTGTAGATAAATTAACAGGTGAAAAACCCCATATGGATGAACCTGATTATTCTGATGTAACTGAAGGTTTTTTAGATAGAATGAAAGCTAGTGTAAAAGGAGCTGTTGCTGGTGTTGGTCAAGCTGCTAAAAATATAGGATCTGCTGTTAAAGGAGATTCATCTCAGTTTAAGAGTGTATCTAATACAGCTAATATGGCTAAATTAGGTCAAAAAGTAAAAACTTTTGGAAAAGAAATTGATGATGTTATTAATGATATTAATAAATTATTTCCTAAGGAAAAACTTGATAAAGACCCAGAATTAAAGGGAAAAATTGAAAAATATCTAGCAACATTAAATCAAACCAAAACTCTAAATACAGCTATTTCCTCCGTAGATGAAAATATGTTTACTGGAAGAAATGATATGAATATGGGTTCAAGTTATTCTGATTATTCTTCGGATAGTGATATAAGTATTGATATTTTAGCATCTAAAATTGCTAAAGCTCTTAAAAATCCTGAAAATCAAAATGAGGATGATCAAAATAATATTAAGCAAGCTAGAAAAGCTCTAAATCTAGGTGACATAGAAATAGCTGGAAAAATAATTAAACCATATATAACTGAAAAAAGAGCTAAACAATTAAAAGAGTATACTCAAAATGATTTTCAAGCTACTGTACCAGGAAGTGGTCGTCCTAAGATCGATCCCGCTTTTTTTGCTAAACTTATGCCTAAGTCTGCTAAGACGAGTAAAGAGGCTGAGGCTAGAATAAAGATGTATAATGGCTCTACAATGTTTGTTCATTCGCAGTACTTTGTAGTTACACCAAATGGTAATATGCCTAATAAGCCTAAATATGAAATTCACCAATCACAGTACTACAATAACGAGTATAATGCACCTGCAAATTTAAAGGGTCAAGATGTTAATGTTACCTTTTTAACTATATTTGATGTTACAAATGGAGAAGTTGAACTTGGCGTTTGCTATGTAGATACTAAGGTGTTTTTAGATGAGTATAAAGTGGTATTTGAATTATTAAAAAGGGTAAGTGAAGATATTAGACAAAACTCCCCAGGAGAACTTGATGGGGAATATGAAGGAAAACCACAAAAAATACAAGGTGCTGATATATACGATACCTTAAAAGATATCCTTGATATTTCTAATTCAGAAAATGACTTTATAAGAAAAATAACTGATTCACTTACAGATGAAACTAGTTCTTTATCTAAAAGTACTGAAGAAAAATTAAGAAATTGGTACAAAAAGAACGTTACTAATTAAAAAACAAAATGAAAAAAAGTGAATTAAGAGATAAAATTAAATCTCTTGTCCAACAAACATACAAATCTAAATCTATTGATTCAGATAATGGAGGAGAGATTACTCTTGATGCTGATAAATTCCCAGTGTTAGCTAAATTTCCAAAATTAAAAGACATAATTGTTGATTTATTAACTACTCAATATGAGGTCTTTATGAAAGCTATAGAATGGGTTGCACCACGTCCAACAACATTTAGAATTGTGCTAGGCAATGATGAAGATTTTTTGTTAATTTACACAGAAAGAAGTTGGATTGCCCAGATTGAAGGTAAAAAATATTATTTATTAAATTTAGGAGAAGAAGAGCAAGCCGCCGAATCTATTTCAAGATTACTTTCATATGGAGCTCCGGCACCTGCGGAAGGTGAAACTCCAGCTGAAGAAACAGCTGAAGCTCCTACAGAAACTCCAGAAGAAGCTCCTGCTGAAGAAGAAGAAACAACAACAACATAATATGGACATATTAGATAAGTTTTTTAAAAAATATTCATATAAATTTGATAAAGGATATCCTGACATGAATAATGAGCAGGATGTTTTTTTGTTAGAATCACTTTTAAGTAAAGTAATAAATGAGAATTTTAAGTTACTTAAAGAAGAAGATACAGAAAATGGAATTGATATTTTAAAAAAAGAATTAAATTTAACAGATGAAGATTTTATAAAATTATCATCCGTTAGATATAAATTATTAGTTCCAAGATCAGAAAGATATAATTACATAGAAAAAATTACTAAACTCCCCGGATTTAGTTATGATGTTAATGTTCCCGGTTCCTCTATTGGTGGGATTAAATATAACAACACTACTTTTCTTTTAAAACCTTCAGGAGCTCAAGGTAGAGCATCCTCAGGTACTGGAAATGAAGATATCATAGTAAATGAAATTAACAAATATATTGAAGAAGGTGCTATAAATATAATATTTAATGCTCCTAATAAAAATTTAACAATTAATAATGTTAAAGAAGTAATCCCTGTAGGTTATGATGTAGCTGGAGGTAAAAAAGCAGATATTATTATTAAAGCTAATAAAGATTATCCAATTTCCATTAAAAAAGATAATGCTGGATTTTGGGAAAGCTCCGATACAAGATATAAAAGTTTAGTGTTAACTTTATCAAAGAAAATAGCAAATGGTGATTTTGCACCTGAATTAGTATTTCAACCTTTTACCGATAAATTAGGCAACCAAAAAGAAGGTATTAATACAATGTATAATGAAACAACTAAAAATAAAGTATCAGGAATAATTGTTACAGATCTTCCTACAAATGATGAAAATGAAATCATTTTTGGCTCGGATAAAGCTACAATAATATATAGAAGTTACTCTCCATCTGATTTTGAGTTAAAAGAAAATACATTATATATAAAAGTTTCTAAAATTTTAGAAAATATATCCGATGTTGAAGAATTTGATCTTGAACCTGTACTTAATATTAGACATGATTCTACTAGAGCATCTACAGGAGGATTAAGAGCAACTGTCCAACCAAAAAATAAACTGTACAGTGATGATCAACTTACAGGAAATAAAATTGAATTATCATATAATGATATTATATCATAATATTTATAACCATGGATTTAAAAAAACTCATTAAAG